CCGCTTAACGTCAATACCCCTTGACTCCATCATAGTCTTAGTAACAGCAGCCTCAGTATCAAAATAGAAAACTGCAGCATCAGGATGATCGTCAAGAAAGCGCTTAACCACTCCCATCGCGAAGAAGGTCTTACCAGTAGCTGACTCACCAGCAAAGGCAGTGATCTTATTGTTAGGAATGCCCCCGTAAATGCTTCCCGAAAGAGCTGCATTAAGAATATAGGAACCTGTATCAATCGTCCCAGAAAATTCTGAGCTATTAAGGCCATCTGCGGCCATCGACGTATTCTCATCGTTAAGCTCCTTAACCATATTACGAAAAAAATCACTCATCACTTGTCTCCTTTTCTTCTTCCCAAGGGAAGCATATCCAAGATGGATCTGTCAATATTTCACCAGCATAGTCACACTTAAATGCACTTTCTGGTCTCTCCAGCAATGCAACGTACAATGCATTCCCATAGAACTTGTTAAGTTTTGTAAATGTAGTACCAGTATCGTTGATATCATCTACAAAGACAACAGTCTTGCGTAATCTTATTTGCTCTGAGATATGCCTCTTGTACTCTTTGGAGCCTCCGTCTCTGGTTTGCCACAACACAGTATCCATCGGAAGGTCAAGCATGTGAGATAGATGTACCGCTGGTACCAGCCCCCCTCGGGCGATACCAACGATCAGATCTGGTTTCTGTTCTTTGAGTTGTGTTGCGAGGATCTTGCATTGTTCTATCACTTGATCATAACTAATATATAATTTCATTCATCACTCCCTTTCTAATAATTGCTTCTCCAACCTTTCCAATTTCTTGACTTTGTTATATATGAAAGTACCTTCTCTCTCGCTCTTTGGATTTGCCCGAAACTTTTCAAGCTGAGATCTTACTTGAACAAGATCCAAGTCTTCTGGCATTTCTTCAAACTCGACATCTTCCTCAACCCATTCGCTATCTACGTTGACCGACACTACCTTCTTAGTAGTTAGCTTCGGCTTCTGATCCTTGATTGAAATGTTAGCAGCGATGAGTAGAAGTACCGCAAGAGGGTCGAACACGAATATAATAATGAGAATAACATAGCGAACAGCATCACCAAGGATATCGACAGTAGGGTCGCCATCATATACCAGCTCTGCAATATAGCGGATGGGACCAACTTCAGCTTCGAGAGCAAGCTGCTCTTGAGATAGTTCCAATCGCTGGCCGCGTAAGTCTCCAACAGAGTTGCTAGCGCTATCAATAATGGCATTGAGATTGTTTCGTTCATCCTTTTGACCCTCGCGAACAGCAATCGCACCATCGTTTCCTCTGATGCGGTCATAGTTCATTAATGTTTGTACGGATTGATCGAGTTGACTGATAACAAGTTCAGCATCTCGTATACGTGTTTGCTCTCGTGATATTCTTTGGTCTAGTTGTTCTATTAGAAGGGTGTTGTCACCCGACACTATGGTTTGATCCATATGAGCTTTGGATAAGAATCCAAATATACCCATCGATGTTATGAACATCAGCACGACAACAGCAATAGTCAGATATGACTTGAGAAGGAACGGTGCGCGTTCCCAATTTTGATACAACCATGATGCGGTAACAAGTTTGCCTACTTCTAAACTTGCCCCCATGATTATCACAGGAATTTTAGCAGCAGCAAATATTGCAGCCAAACCTATAATACTATACCAGGCAGCTACACCTGATATTCCTAATGCTACTAAAAGAACAAAATATGCCATGCGTGTTACTCTGCTTTGAGAATAGTCCACACACCGTAACCAATGGATATAACTGCAGCAATCTTAGCCAGTGGTGTTAGTGTAAGAACAATTAATCCAACTACGACTAAACAAACACCATCCCACGTCGTTCTCTCTTTAATACGGTTTTTAATCCAATTCATTCTAGCCCTCTCTTGTTATTAACAATAACTTTTCGATCATCTCATTTATCTTATCTTGGCGATCTGGCCAGTAAATATAGTCCTTGTCACTCGACTTGAGAAGATTGACGAGTAGAGGCATGATCATCTTTTCGACCTGCGTCAGCTTGCCTTTAACTTCATTCTCCGTTGTTGTCTTTACAACGTCAAACTCATCATCTAATCCAGACAGCTTTGCATTAACAGCTGCAATAGACGATGTTAGAGCATCGACTTTATTTTCAATCCTCAACACGTTATCGACAATTCCTTCAACGTCCTGAGCAATAGGACTGGGTTCTTCAGTGTTCTGAGGAATTTCGTCTACAGCATTAAAACCAAAGTCAAAGCCTGATAAGTATTCTTCGGGTATCCCACTCATTAGATAAAGGCCTCAAGCGATATTTGTTTCTCCGGACTCCAGCCAATAGCATCCAGGATACTCATCAGCGGGTGGAGATATGATTTATCAAACTGCTTGTCGTAATCAATGAAGTCATTGATACCAAGCTCGGGTGGTAGTCTTCCATTGAATCCAATAACATTCTCGTGAACAGGGTTAGGCATCTTTAGATACGCAAACTTAATCTTGTCCCCAGAAGAGATGGACTCATATTTATTTTTCAACTCATAGGTATTTATCAAATAATTGAGAAGTAAAGCACCACGTACGTGAATAGGACATCCTTTCTTATACACAGTTGATGCATCATGCCACTTCTCAATGTCTGAGACGCCTCGAGGGAATGATATATCCTCTGGGGGTAGCGAGAAGAAGATATCCTTGCACTCTCGAATGTAATCCTGAGTCGTTTCCTCATCTGTATTCATGATAACGCGAATTGTATCTTTCAGCATCTTTCTGCAAGGCATTGGAGTAGATGAACGTACAACTTCAATACCCATAATCTTGAGATAAGGCTCAGAGAACTGTACACCTTCAGAGTTATGGACGTTTAGAGCATAATGCTTCTTACCTGTCCATATTCCCTTGTCGGCAATGACCTCACGCTTCATCACCATCTTCTGCTCATATCCATTCATATGATTGCAGAGTTCGTCATACGCTTGTTCGAACAGAGGCTCAAACTTCTCCTCCGATACCTTGTCGAGGAACTTCACACCTTTCTCTACAGTAAGAGAATCCCCAACAGCCTTATTGACTAGATCGCTTGTTCTAATATAGAGAGAGTCGGTGTCTATCGCAATGACATAATCTTCGTTGTCGGCTGATTTAAGTATCTTGCGCATGTATCGGTTAATTGTATTCTCAGCCCATCTAATGGTTAGCTGGCCAGTAACAGTAATCGATTCAGCTACGCGTATATCATAGTACCGAAAATATTCATTTGAAAGAGCCCCATAGAGTGAGTTCATCAGAATCTTAATAGCCATCTGCTTATTCTCGCAGATAACTTGCTCTCTTTCATTGAGAGATCGGAGCTTCAGCAACTCCTCAGTACTCATTTGCGAATAGTCGGTCATTCTACTCTACACCTCTTCTTTGTAGTTCAGCAGTAATGTCAACAACGACTTGACTTGCTGCGAGCATTTCTTTCTTAAAGGTCGACCTCTCGTCATATAGATTACTAATGACCTCAGGCACGATGCCTTTTTTCTTTTTGTCAAAGAACTGCCCAGTAGCTGTCATACAGTAGTCATCAGGTATGTCGTACTTTTCTCTGTCGAGTAGCTTTTCAACATTGACATCATGCATCTTATCATTAATGATCGTCTCAGGAGACATATTATACTGCATAATGATATGAGGATACAACGAGTTCAAATCGAACGATACCACCCAGTCATGCATTCCGTTCTGGGGAGGCTTAACATAAGCTCCCTCTATCTGTCGTTCCTTAATATTATTCTTCTTAGGAGGAACAACAATACCTCTCGTACGTAGCTCATTGTATAGTAGTGCGTCCCACACACCTACCGAACCAAATGCATCCACCATGTTGACATGAGCTTTGTAGGCAACAGTCATAGCAAGCGTTATCAATCCAGTCTTGTGTTCGAGTCGATCTACGATGTCAACGTCTTTGATATTATAATCGATAAAGAGTTGGTGGTTTCGTAGATATAGATCAAAGAGGGTTCCATACTCTGTATAATCAATCTTGTTCTCCCCAAGTACAACATGAGCTATATTGTCCAGCTTATATGACTCTTGCGTGCCATATGCATATCCAAACTTCTTGAAGCAATCCATAAAGTCAAGTTGTTGAATACCAATAAGCTCATAGACAGGAACAGTCTTAGACGAATACTTAATCTCGCGAGCCTGTATTCTATTCCATGGCGAGAGCTTCTTAGCCATGTCATCTCCAAGAACTTTCGAGATTCTATTGACGAGATATACTGTGTCAAACATTCTTGAGTTCCATCCTGTCAATACGTCAGGATAGTTATTAGCCCAATGCGTTACAAACTCCATGAGAAGTCTTGCTTCAGATTCGCATTCAATGTATTTGACTCTATCGTAGAGGTCATCAGTTAACACGGAATCTTCCTTCTTCCATTCACCCAATCCAAACACGTAGAATATGTTGTCGATATTATTCTTGACACATATCGCAGTTACAGGAAAGTTGGCGTCGGCTGCCTCAGGAAATCCTTGATCTGATTGTACTTCGATATCGACAGTTGTTACGTTAATCAGGTCTCTATCGAACTCTAGTTTTTTGTCTAGGAAGGCATCGGAGATGAACTGCTGAACGTAATTGGCATTGCCACATATCTCAAAGTTGTCCACATCCTCATAGTCCTTCATAAACTTCATGCAGTCTTTCATGTTACCAGGATTAATTGGTCCCATGTATCGACCGTCCAAAGTTTTAAACTCTGTAGGTTCAGACGATGGTAGATAGAATGTGGGCTTGTATGGAACCTTCTCTTGAATACGCTTACCGTTCTTATAACCCCTGAATAGTATATGAGGTCCGTTTCGATCCACACTTGTATAGAATGTTGACATTATACGATTATCGATTGCTTCTTAGGAGCGATAACATTACCATACATCGTATTGTACTGTTCGACAACAGAGGATTCTGGCTCTGCAACATAGATGACAAACTTATTAGAGATTGTCATTTCAGATTCATCTTTACTGATGATGGGTGACCAAGGAGCAAATCCAATTTGACCCTGCCCTGTTGGGACAGCCACAATAGCATCTTTGATTGTGATAGTTTCGTTTTCTTCAGCCACCATAGTACATACGACATCTTCACCAGATATCATTCTTAATAATTTTACATTAGCCATAATAAAGTCCATAAATGAAAAGAGAGCCCCGAAGGACCCTCTTATTATATTGCGTTACTCAGTCAAAGTCAACAGCTACAATTGTCTTCTTCGGTTAGAAACTCAGGTGGGGGTGATTTGTCGTTGATAGATATCTTGCGAGGTTTAAGTTCTTCCGGAACCACAATCTCAAGGTTGAGGCTGAGGATTCCGTTCTCAAGAGTGGCACTGGTAACTTCTACATGATCGGCAAGATTAAAGGTACGATTAAACTTCTTCTCAGAAATACCTTTATGGACATACTCGCGGTCGCGCGATGTCATCGCGCCTGAGACCTTCAGAGAGCGCCTCTCTACCTCGATATCGATATCGGACATAGAGAACCCAGCCACAGCCATTTCGATGGTATAACTCGTCTCTGTAAGTCTGATGATGTTGTGCGGAGGGTAAGGGTTACTTTGGTGTTGGGTTGCT